TTGCTGAAATAGAACAAAAAACTGATCCATCAGGTTTCACAACAGATCAAAAATGGATTGTGAAAAGAGTTGTAGTTGTAGGAAATGATATTCCTGTAGGATTAACAACTTTAGGACAAAACGATATGCACGTTGAAGGTGAGGAGTATTGTAATAAACTTTTCAAGGGTGGAACTTGGAAACAAACTTCTTATAATCACAATTTCAGACATAGATTTGCAGGAAGAGGTATGGTTTATGATGAAACCAATGATGTCTTTTATCCTCAACAACCATATGCTTCTTGGACTTTAAACACTACTACTTGGAAGTGGGAAGCTCCTGTTGCATATCCTACAATCTTATCTGTAGAAATGGATAAAGGTACAGGTGATGGAATAGAAACTGTTCATTATAATATTTACTGGAGTGAAGCTACATCTCAATGGTTAGCAACTTTAGTTGATGATCAATATGAATGGAACCCAACTACATCTCAATGGGATGCCACTGGAGGATAATAACCCATGGCAATAAATAAATTATCTACATCAAAAGGAAGAATCAGAGGAGTAGCTAACTGTGCTTCTGCTGGTAAAGAAAAAGTTTCAACTTTTCAATCATCTTGTACACTAACCACAGGATCAGGAACTAAGTTAATTAAAACTGCCGTAGTTGGTGGCGGTGGAGGATCTGCTGGTGGATCAGGTGGTGGAGGAGCTGGGGGTGTTATTTTTAAGAATATTTCTGTTTGTAATAGTACACCTTATTCAATCACTGTAGGTGCTGGTGGAGGAGGAAACACAGGAAGTTCTCCATATCCAGGACCAGCAGGCCAAGCTGGAGCAGATGGCTCAGATTCATCTATAGGCAGTGTTGCTGTTGCTATTGGTGGTGGTGGAGCATATGGTGTTAATTATCCAGGAGGCGGTGGACCCGCTTGTGGAGTAGGCCAACCAGGAGGTTCTGGTTCAGGTGGTGCTAACCAAGGTTCAGCTTGTAGAGTAGGAGGAGCAGGAACTGCAGGTCAAGGAAATCCAGGTGGTAGAAACGTACCAGGTTCACCAACTTCAGGTGGTGGCGGTGGTGGAGGTTTTTCTGCTGCTGGTGCTTGTGGAACAACTAACAATGGTGGTGCTGGCGGAGCAGGTTTAGATATTTCAACAGATTTTCCAGGAGCACCTGTTACAGCAGTTGCTGGTGGCGGAGGAGCCGCTGGATTCTGTGGTTCACCTTCATCAGGAGGAACTGGTGGTGGAGGAACTGGTGGCGGCAGTGGAGGAAATGCTGGTACAGCAGGTACAGCATGCACTGGCGGTGGCGGTGGCGGTGGAGGCCTTCAAGGTCCAACTGGAACATACGCTGCTGGAGCGGCAGGAGGCTCAGGTATAGTTTTAGTTAAAGAATTAAATAATAATAGAGGTATGTGGCCAATGAAACAACAGTATGAAGCTGTTAAATGTGGAGCATGGCCAGATGGAACTATTATTGAATCAGTTACGTTAGATTATTTAGTTGTCGCTGGAGGATCAGGCGGTGGCGAAGGATTTGGAGGCGGTGGAGCTGGAGGCTATAGAGCTTCTGGTTTTGGTCCCGCACCATTACAAGGATGTGCAGTTGTTTTATGTTCTTCATCAGATTACACAATTACAGTAGGAGCAGGTGGAACTGGAGGACCAAGTCCAGGATATACTCCAAACTGTGGTCCAGGACCTGGAAACGGAAACCCATCGAGTTTTGATTCATTTATTGCATCAACTGGTGGAGGATTTCCAATGTTAGACACTTGTGGTAGTCCTTGGAATAGTAATAACAAAAATAGAGGTGGACCTGGAGGATCAGGTTCAGGAGGATATATTGGTCCTGTTCAACCAAAAAGACCAGGTGGTGCAGGAAACGCTGGAGGCTATAGTCCACCAGAAGGAAACCCTGGAGGTTCAGGTGGACCTATTGGAAACACTGGCGGCGGAGGCGGTGGCGGAGCTGGAGCTTCTGGTCAAAGTGTTTCTGGAACTACTGGAGGAAATGGTGGTGCAGGAGTTTACAATTTAATTACAGGTGTTGCATGTTCAGCTTATGCTGGAGGCGGAGCTGCGGGCTCTGACGATGGTGGCGGAACAGGAGGAACAGGTGGCCTTGGTGGCGGTGGAGACGGTTATGGTTTCCCTGGAGCAACAACAGGAACTCCAAACAACTCTACAGGTCAAGTTAATACTGGCGGAGCTGGAGGATATTCTGCTTCTCCTTCATACGGAAGTCCAATTGGTGCTGGTGCTGGAGGTTCAGGTATCGTGGTCGTAAGATCACCTGCAGGGCATCCTATGTCTGCTACACCAGGATGTAATACTGTAAGTTGTGTTTGTGGAGCAACTGTTGCTAAATTTATAGTTTCTGGAACTCTAACAGTTAATTAATAAACATAATTAATATTCAAAACTAATCTATAATCAGTTTTTATAGGATGTGAACTAGCGTGTATTTGATTACCATCTAGTATTAATACATCTCCTTTTTTAGGAGTTATTCTTTTTATTATTTCTTTTTTATTATTAAAAATAAATGTGTCTCCATCGGAATCATTTAAATAAATAATACAGCTTTTATATTTAACGTCTTTTCTATATTCTAAATCAACATGGGGAGTATTATATTTATCTTTATTATGTTCTACTTTTGGTAATAAATTTATCTTTGCTCTTAATATTCCATTATGATTTATGGGAGCGTCTTTAATAATATTTACAATATATTTATGATGAGCAGAATTTACTCTGCTATCCATAACAAACCAATGAACAAAAGAATAGTATTCAAATATATTTTTCATATTTTGTTGATTGACAGGGCTTGTTTTATTTACAAAGAACCATGGAAAATTTTCGTTAAAAAGCTGATCTGTTAGTTTTTTAATATTTTTAGATTTTATTATATTTTCTATATGTTTCATTTATTATTAGTAATATCTATGGCGTTATTATTTTCATCGGAACCTAATTTACCATTAATAAAAAAACTAACTCCTATTATAATTCTTTCTTCTTCTTTATTAAAAAGAGTTTCATGACATAAATCTCCTGGAAAGAATATTATATCTCCTGTTTTTAAAGGTACTCTATATGTAGTTGAATTAAACAAATTATGTTTTTTTATATCATAAGCAAAAAAGAAACTTTCTTGTAATTTAGATTTATATGTACTGAATTGTAGATATGTTTCTTCTGCTTTTACATAATATACACAACTAAATATATTATTAGGATGAGCATGTGCTGGATGATAAGAATTATTTTTTTGAATAGTGCACCAACTTTGACAAAAAGAAAAAACGTTTTTAATTTGTAAAACATTATCTATATAATCTTCAAAACTCTTCCATATTTCTTTTTTAATTCTATTGAATTTATTTAGTTTTAAAATGTTTTTATTTTTGGATATTTTTAATCTATCATTAAGAACTGTATTATTAGTAGTTAAATTATCAAATTTTAATTTTTTTAATAAGCTATATTCTTGAGTATTAGTTTTAAAAACATTTTCTATTTTAAAAATAGGTAAGCCAGAAAAAGGTATTAAATACTTATTCATATTATATTGATCTTATGTTACAAAATATATATATACTATTTAGTAAAAAGTAGAAAGATTAATGTTTATCAAAATACATAAAAATATTTTAAAAGAAATTGAAAGAAAAAAACTTTTAAAGTTTTGTAAAAAACAAGTTAAAGACTTAGGGCCAGATTGGCCAGGTTTACAAAGTAAAAATAATTTACACACATTTTCTGAGCTTTCACATTTTACTAAATTAATGACTAGTGTTTATTTAAAAGGGTATCAAATTATTAATTTATGGGCTAACTATACAGAAGGAGATGTCATTAATTGGCATAATCATCCAATTTCAAAGCTGTCAGCAGTTTACTTTTTAAAGAATCCTGATAATCTAGGTACACTATTTAGAGATGATAAATATAGTTATGATAAAATCACTTTTACAAAATGTCCTGAAAATTCTTTACTGGTTTTCGACAGTAGTAAAACACACTCTCAACCATGTTCACCTAAAAAAATTAAAAGGTATACAATAGCATTTGATTTAATATGAGTTTGATAATTAAAATAGATAAAATTCCAGATGATATTTTTAAAAAATTGAAAAAAATTGTTAATATAAAAAAAGTAAAAGCTAATGATACGTTGGCAGGAAACATGGAAGAGGAATATTATCTTAATGAACATACTTCTATTTTAGAAAAATATATAATAGATCATGCTTTTAGTTATCCTCCACTTGTTACAAACATAAATAAAACACATAAAGCTTTTACTGAAAATCGTCCTCTTACTTTAAGTAATCTATGGGTTAATCATCAAAAAAAACATGAGTTTAATCCTATTCATAATCATTCAGGAGTTTTATCTTTTATAGTTTTTATTCAAATTCCTTACTTAATAAAAGATCAAGATAAAATTTCACCAGGTAAGTATAGTAATGGAAACAGAGCGGGCAGATTAGCTTTTTTAGAAATTACCCCAACAGGTAGAATTGAACATAAAGTTCTTGATGTAGACAAAACTTGGGAACAATCTGTTTTAATTTTTCCAGCTGAATTAAACCACATCGTGTATCCATTTTACAAAGTAAATAAACCTAGAATAACTATTTCTGGAAATATAAGGTATAAAGTATGAATTTAAAAAATGTTTATTGGTATTTTAAAGGAGAATTAAGTGCTGATTTTTGTAACAAAATTATTGAACATGGTAATTCTAAAAGAGAAAAACTTGCTATGATTGGGGGCTATGCAGAAAAAGAAAAGATTTCTAAAAAAGATGAACAAAACCTAAAGAAGAAAAGAAACTCTAATGTAGCTTTTTTAGATGATCAATGGATATATCAAAAAATTGTTCCAATTATAGAAACTGCTAATCGAAATGCAGGTTGGAATTTTGAGATTAGTTATTACGAAAGTATTCAGTTTACAAAATATAAACTTAACCAATTTTATAGTTGGCATTGTGACCCTTTTCCAGAACCCTATAATAAACCCAACGTTCCAGATTTTCATGGTAAAATTAGGAAGTTGTCCGCAGTCGTTCAATTATCAGATCCTAAAGAATACAAAGGAGGAGATTTTGAAATTCAACCAAGAATTGCTGAAAAAGCAAATTATAAGATAAATGTAAAAGAAATTAAACCAAAAGGCAGTGTACTTGTATTTCCGTCTCATTTATGGCATAGAGTAAAACCAGTAACAAAAGGAGTAAGATATTCATTAGTCATATGGTGCTTAGGATATCCATTTAAATAATTATGGCAAAAACAGATAACTTAATAACATCGATTTATTTTCAATCTCCTATATATCATATAGAGATACCTGAATGGGTAAAACATATAGATAAAGTGTGTGATAAATATATTAAACAATCTAAATTAAGATTAGAACCTACAATTAAAGATAGAGAAAAAAGATTAAAAAAGAAAGTAGGAGATATTGGTTTATCATATCATTCAGACAACATGATAGGAGATCCAGAACTTAAAGAATTTCAAGATTATGTAGGTGAAACTAGTAAAAATATTTTAGATCATTTTGGTTATAACCTAACTAATTATGAATTAATGTGGACTGAATTTTGGGTACAACAATTTGCTAAAAAGGGTGGGGGTCATCATGAAGGTCATATTCATTATGATAACCATATATCTGGTTTTTATTTTTTAAGATGTAGTGAAAGAACTTCTGTACCTTATTTTAAGGATCCTAGATTATGTAAAGTAGGGTTAGATATGCCATTAAAAAAACCTGAAGAAGTTTGTATGGCTTCTCCTTTAATACATTATAAACCTAAACCTGGTACGTTAATTTTATTTCCCTCTTACCTAGAACATGGTTTTACAGTAGATTCAGGGGTAGATGACTATAGATTTATACATGTTAATCTTCAAGCAGTAAGAAAACTTATTACAAATCATTTTAAAGAATATGGCAAAAAAAAATAATTACAATTGGAAAAAAGATAAATTCACTATTATTAAAGGTGCTATTTCAAAAGAAATGGCTGAGTTTTTAAAAAATTATATTATATTAAGAAGAAGAGTAACAAAAACTTTTTTTGATATAAAACTTCTTCATCCAGATAATATAGATTTTGGAACATGGTATGACCCACAAGTACCAGGTACTTTTTCTTTATATGGTGATTATGCTATGGAAACACTTTTAGTTAAATTAAAACCTATGATGGAAAAAATTACTAAAACAAAACTATTTGAAAATTATGCTTATACAAGAATTTACAAAGTTAAAGATGAGTTGTTTAGACATAAAGACAGATTTAGTTGTGAAATATCTACAACATTAAATTTAGGTGGAGATAAACCATGGCCAATTTATATTAACCCTAAAGAAGAAGAAGGCACATGGAATAATACCACACATAAATATGTACCATCAAAGTCAAAAGGAATTAAAGTAGATTTAGATCCTGGAGACATGTTAGTTTATAGAGGCAATTTGTTAGAGCATTGGAGAAAACCTTTTAAAGGAAATCATTGTGCACAAGTATTTCTACATTACAATGATGTGAAAACACCTGGTGCAGAAGAAAACGCTTTAGATAGACGACCTCATTTAGGATTACCACAAAGAATAAGAAGAGCAGAAAAAAAGATACCATGATGAAAGACTTTCCTATTATAAGGATTGATGACTTTTATGAATTTTCTAAAGGAGAACATAAGAGAGTTTGCAATAATGTTATTGATCAAATAAAAAGATCAGATTGGGATAATAATTATAAAATTAAAGAGAGTAAGTTTACCATAAAACTATATGATAAATTTTTAAATACTTCAAAAAAGTTATTAAATAAATTTACTCTCAACGAAAACTATAACAAAAATTATTGTTGGGCGGTGGCATCAAATAAAGATTTTAAACCCTCAATAAATTGGCATAATCATATAACTACATCTACTATTAATTCTGTTTATTATTTAAATATACCAGAAGGTATGAAAGGTGGTGAAATTGAGTTTAGAAACAGAAGAAAAGATGTGTTAAAAATTAAACCTAAAACAAATGAATTATATATTTTTCCAGGATGGATGTGGCATAACCCAATTAACGTAAAATCAGAAGAGCTAAGATTATCAATTAATATGGAAATTGTTACAAAAGAAAAACCTGTAGATATTTTTTAATTCACCCCAATATATACTAAAGCGCTAGAATATTGTAAAATAGGGCATGCCTTTAACAAAAGTACAATTTGCACCAGGTTTTAATAAACAAGCGTCAAACTCAGGAGCGGAAAATCAATGGGTAGACGGAGACTATGTTCGTTTTAGATATGGAATGCCTGAGAAAATAGGTGGTTGGCAAGAAATACAAAACAAAAAACTTGTAGGTGCTGCTAGAGATATTCATAGTTGGTCTGATTTAGAAGGAAGAAAGTACCTTGCGATTGGAACTAATAAGATACTGTACATTTATAATGGTGATGGGTATTATGATATTACTCCATTAGATTCTTCATTAGCAAGAACTGGGTGTGATATAACCACGACTAACGGATCACGAACCGTAACAATTACAACAACAACACCTCATAATCTTGAACCTGGAGATATATTAACATTTGAAAATGCAGGTTCTTTTACTTCTCCAGATACAGATTATACAGCAACTGATTTTGATGATGTTTTATTTGAAGTTCAACTAGCTCCTACTACTACAACTTTTACAATTTTAATGCCTACTGCAGAGACAGGCACAGGAGCTACAAATGACGGAACTCTTGATAGTTTACCTTACTATAGAATAGGACCTTTATTACAGGCTTTTGGATATGGTTGGGGGACAGCACTTTGGGGTGGATCTACTTGGGGTACACCGAGAGCAACTTCAGATGCGGTTTTAGATCCAGGATCATGGTCGTTAGACAATTATGGAGAGTTATTGATTGCAACTATTAAAAATGGTGTAACTTTTAGTTGGGATCCTAATAATGGTGCAGGTATTAACACGAGGGCAACTATTATCTCTGGAGCTCCTACAAAATCAGTTATGAGTATAGTATCTGATAGAGATAGACATTTAATTATTTTAGGTACAGAAACTACAATTGGATCTCCGACAACACAAGATAAAATGTTTATAAGATTCTCGGATCAAGAGTCCTTAACTGATTACACAGCAACCTCTACAAACACAGCAGGGTCTTTTAGAATTGATAGTGGAACTAAAATTGTAGGTGCTGCAAAAGCAAAAGATTATATATTAATACTTACAGACACATCTGCTTATCTAATGCAGTTTGTAGGACCACCATTTACATTTAGTATAAGACAGGTTGGATCTAACTGCGGATGTGTAGGTCAACATTCAATTGTTTTTGCAAATGGTGCAGTATATTGGATAGGTGCGTCAGGTGGGTTCTTTATGTTTGATGGAACAGTAAAGGCATTAGGTTCTTTAGTAGAAGATTTTGTTTTTTCAACAAATGACGGTTCGCCAGGTTTTAACTTTTCAAGTGGAAGTGAACTTACTTACTCGGCTATCAATAGTCTTTTTTCTGAAATATATTGGTTTTATGCTGCATCAAACTCTAATTATGTAAACAGGATAGTAGTTTATAATTATGAAGAAGGTAGCTGGACTACTGGAAGTCTTGCAAGAACAACTTATACAGATACAAAAGTATTTAACGAACCTATTGCAACTAGATTCGATCCAACAGTTATTCCAACTGAACCTGTAATACAAGGTGTATCAGAAGGTTGTGCAGTTGTCTTTAACCATGAAGTAGGTCAAAATGAAGTTATGGCAAACGGAACTATCAATGCTATTCCTGCCTTTATTAAATCAGGGGACTTTGATTTAGATGCTCAGGGAGATGGAGAATATTTTATAAAAGTTAGAAGATTTATACCTGACTTCAAATACATAAATGGTAATGCAAAAGTAACATTAGAGTTAAGAGATTATCCAGCAAATACACAAGTAGGCTCACCGCTTGGGCCATTTACAGTTACATCATCTACAGATAAAGTAGACACAAGAGCGAGAGCAAGACTTGCTGCTGTTAAGATAGAAAATGATGGAACAAATGAAAGTTGGAGATTTGGTCAATTTAGATTTGACATACAACCAGATGGAAGAAGATAATGGCTAAAGTACAAGTATTTTTACCTGAACCACCACAAGAATTTTCTACTGAAAGTTTTAGACAAATAAACTTAGCTTTAGAAAC